AGTAGTATCAGCAAATCTGCCATAAAGCATTTGCTGTTCAACAGTAGGTCTCACAAAGATTTCACCAACAAGAGGATCTACTCTGAGAACTGCACCAATAGGAATGACATTGTTTGGACTGGTTGGTTTAATATTTGTTAACGCACCAGGATTAGTAGGATGTGCATATAAAATATCACCAACATTCCACGCAGACGTATTAACTTCACCAACTCTACCAAATGATGTTACAAACCCTAACTCGCCATTATTAATATCTTGTGTGGCAACACCCATAACATAAAGACTTGGGAATACTCCATTAGCAATCATAGGAGCTACTAAAAGTCTTGCTCCGTCAAAAGCTTCTGCTCCACCAAACATGCAGACTGCACCATTTGGAATATCAACACCGGTACTATTTTTAACCAAATAGTATTGTTCTTGGCCTATTTGTTGAGTTACACCATTAGCATGACGAAGATTTAAAGTTTGATCGGCAGCATTCCAATCTAATGTGCCAGGATTAATATCCTCATTTGATTCGATATGGTTTACATCAAACCTAATATGTTCAATAGGGCCAATTTTATTTGTAAACTGTACTTTCTTTGTAGCAGCGTCATATTCTAAAACATGATTATCATTAGAAGATGTCATAGTAACTCTATTAACATCGTCTAAATAACGGAAGTTAACTTCACCGCCACCACCAAGAGAAGATAACTGAGTTTGAATACGAGTCAACAACAAATTGTAATGATCGTTCATTTGCTTTTGAGTAACAAAATCTTGTTTTAACGGATCATTCCATCTTTGTGCTTCAATATTATCTGCTTCTGAAAGAGGTTTCTTTTTACCCAATAAATCAGCAGTCATTTGAATAATATCTTTTTCAGATAAGTTCTTTACTTCTTCTTCTAACTTTTCTTCAAATATTTCTGTAGGTACATACTTTGGTGCTGCTTCTCTTAAAAGATTTTTAAGTTGCTCAATTGCACTTACTTCAGGCACAACTTCTTCTTGAATTTCTTCAATTTGAGGTTCTACTTCAAAGTTGCCGTCTTGTGCTTGTTTAAGCATTCTTTTAAGATCATCAAGGGCACTCATTATCTTTGCCATCCTTTAATGTATTTGTCTGAGAAGTTAGCATTACTAAACTCTAATCTATCGACAAGTTTAACTGCGTTCTTACCCATTTTATCAATAGCAACAAAACCTTCTTGCTCTGTTACTTTATATCCATCAACTGTTTTTAAGAATGTACCAATAGTTTTAGCTTTATCGAGTTTGCGAATAATCATATGCTTTGCATCAATGATAAGATTATACAAATCAAACATGGCTACAATTTGAGCCGTGGGTGTTTTCTTAAAATATTCTAATGTAGAATCTCTTTTTGCAATCTTGCCGGCTTTGCCTTTATCAGTCTTAAGCTTATCTGCTTCTTTATTATAATAGTCTGCAATATATTTTTCTAGATCTCTTACAAATGTTCTTGTGTTTTTAATTCTTTCACCTTGACGAATTTTAGAATTTACAAATGTTTTAACTCTAATTAATGTATCTTCGTTATCTGAGATGCCATTAAATGTTTCTCTTTTAATAGTATTAAATAGTTTTCCAGCCTGAGAAAGAATAGCTGTCACTTCTTTTGTTTCTGCTTCAGTAAAATTAGCAGTACCAGATACATCTCTATATAATGCATCTACTGACCAAACGCCTTTTACTTTTTTGAGGCTAGATGCAATCTCCTCTCCAAAACTTGCAGACATTTCTTCAAAGCTTGATCCTCGGTATGTCGTATGCCAGACCACTCCGATTTTGGATCCGAGTATTTCTTTACCGAGGGCTGAATTTTTAGGTACCGCGTATACAATCGTATTAGGATGGAAAGTAATATGTGGTTCACCTTCAATGTCCACCACCTTGAGATCTTCTTTAGCATATAGGAAATCACCTTGTACTACGCCTTTAATGCCAAGTTTTGGTAACTCAGCTAGGGCCAGTTTTAATTTTGTATTCAAATCGCCGGAAGTATCGGCATCTACATCAGCATTTGTTTTATATACTTTTGGATTCTTATTGAAGATACCCTTTTTAGCAACAAAGAATTTACCATCAGATGGATCAATACCAGCAAATACTGCTGGTGCACCATCCCATTTAACCGTTACGTTTACTTTTGATTTTGCTGTACCCGCAAGCATATCGCGTAATGAACGCAGAAAATTAATAGAATCACGAGTTCCATCTACACCGTTATTAAGGATATTATCCTCAAGGTGTTCCATGTGAGTATTCTTAGATTCAACTAAGTAGCTTTTAAATGTTAACATTAAACAGTTCTCACTCTCTGGTGTGTAAATGGATTTTTCTTTTTAGTTCCAGGTTTAAGAGAGTACGGGCTGGATGCCATAGATTTAACTTTAACTTCTGGTTGAATTTCATATTGATTAGTACGAATACCAACGCGCATTCTAAAGTCGCCTTTACCACCAAACATAGGGACATCGGCAGCAACTCCAAGTGGATCCTCGTTGCTAAGTCTATAAAAGTCGTCATCTGCTTGAAGATAATAAACAGGCTCTGCTTTACCACCGCCAGCATAGTGATCTCTAACTACTTTACCTAAATCTTGATTAGGAACTGTTACAATATACTGATCATTTTGCTTACTCATATAAGCTTTCATTTCAGCGTGGTTTACAGTATCCTTGTCATTTTTTTGAGGACCAATATTTGTGTTTAGCTTTGTTTTACCGGTGGCTTTTTGAATATCTTTCACAAACTTACTTGCGTGTTTATTAAGCATATTTGCTATATAAACTTTTAGCGGACCCATTTTTCCTGCAAGTGGTCCACTTTTTTCTAAAGACGAGAACCACTTCTTACCATCATACGATGCTCGAGTATTTCCAAGGTTATCGGTGTGATTCATTTTTACTTCAATCCACACACTTTTACCTTTGTATTTAACAAGCACGTCAGAGTAAGTAGAATCTACCTTTGGTCTTGATGCGTCATATCCTAGATCTTTTAATTGATCTGCAACATCTCTTTCATACTTATCTGATGCGACGCTCATTAATAATAGCTCCTGCTCTTCAGCAATAAAAGTCTTAAACGATTTCATTGAAATTCTCTTTGGTTTGGTTTTTCTTTTATTTATATATGCTAAGAAATACCACCAGCAGAGAACAAAGTTTTCTTACTACCTTGACCAAAGGCAGTTTTATCAAACGCAGGACCATCATCATTTGATGAATTACTAAACGAAGCAGTATTTGCAGCACTATTACCACTCATTCCACGTTGAGCACTTTCTTCAAGTTCATAAATTTGCATTTTAGAACGATCAATACCAACAACAAAACGACGATAATAACTAAGATCACCCCAACGATTTTTCAATTGTTTAATCATTAGTTGATTAAGACTATCAAGTTCTTCGGATGTAATCAAACCTAGAATACAATCAGCGGTATGGGTGATACCCATAGACTCGGAAGTATTTGTAAGATCAACGTCGGAGTTACCATAACCATCACGGTTAAACTGAGAACTAGTAATAACGGCACAATTATATTCCATTGCAAGACCACGAATCTCCTCTGCAATTGACTTAACAAGTGTATATGAATTAGCTGCTGCTGCACCCTTGACACGAGAAGACGCACAAATATTTAGATAATCGATACAAAGAATATCAGGCGTAAAATTCTGTTTCATTTTCAATTCATTTAACAGATGCCTAAAATGACCAGCATGCGCAGAACCAGTTGGGTATTCTTTAATAACAAGCTTACCTTTAGTTTTGGATCTGATACGATCAATACGTTTTGTATAAACATCACGAGGTAATACTTTTAATTCATCTAGAGTAACATCCATCATGTTAGCATCAATACGCTCAGCAATACGTTCTTCAGCCATTTCCATAGTAATATAAACTACATTTTTACCTTGCATAAGAGCATTGGCAGCAAAGTGGCATTTAAGAAGAGATTTACCGCCGCCTGTTGTTGCAAGTAGTACAGTCATGGATTTACGAGGCAATCCACCTTTAGTAATTTTATTTAGCAACTCAATATCGAATGGCAAGCGTTCTTCTTTGCGGTGATAGAAATCATATCGAGCATCAGCATCTTCGATAAAGTCGTGGCCAACAGAACTATCAAAGCTAATACCTAGAGAAGCAGATAGCAATTCTGGAATAGATCCCTTATCATTTTCTTTATCCTGACCATCCATAATCAAAATAGCTTTACGGATAGAATTAAACAGATCTTTATCTTGACAAAACTTTTCGGTTTCTGCTACGAGAAAATCTAGGTTTGTTGTTGGGTCTTTGACTAAGCTATCAACTTCAGCCATCACATTTTTATAAGACTCTTCGTTAAGATCTTTACGCTTATCTAACGAAATCTTAAGAGCTTCAATTGAAGGAGGAGATTTGTATTCTTCTACATATTCAGAATACGTGTCAA